CCGAAGGGTCCCCGGCGCCGATACACGGTAGCCTTTAGCCTACTATCCGAAAGGTAGTGCAGTGACTCTGGTGAAGAAGTCCCGACGCTTTAGACCTTTGACCCTTAACGGGACATCGATCAACAAGTATCAGGGCAACGTTACTTCGCAGAATTCCTATGAAAGGAAGATCTGCGAACACCAGATGACATGGAGTGAGGGACACCCCTGGCCACGAGGGTCAGGGGTCATTGAACAAGGAGGACCTTTTGAGACAATCAGAACCCGCTATGCAGCGAGTTTCGACCTCTCATCGAAGTTCTCCATCCGACAGATCGGTAACCCGAACGGTTTTGAACGGGATTACACGGGCAATTTTATGCCCGATCCTTCTGGCAGCTCTGCGTTTCTACAGACTGCTACAGAAGGGGATCTGCGCGGTTTTGTCCCTTCCTTGGGAGATTCCGCTATTGGCGCTATGGGCACTCGAGCTATTTCTAGTTCTGTACCCACAGTACCAACTGCAGACTTGGGTGTGGCCTTGGCTGAGATCTACAGAGAGGGTTTGCCTTCTCTTGTTGGTGCTCAGCTTTACAAGGCTCGCGGCGGTGGAAAGAGGAAAGTAGTTCAGGAGTCCGGAAGCGAGTATCTAAACATCGCTTTCGGTTACCTGCCACTGCTTACCGCTATCCGTGATATGGCGAAAGCCGTTATCACAGCCGACGAACATGTCGAACAACTTCTCCGAGATTCGGGGAAGAACGTTAGACGTTCGTACACCTTCCCAATTGAGAGGACCATGGTAGAGGATAAGCTCTCAACTTCGAGCTTTCCTTGGCCCTCTCTCACGCTCTATCACTGGACCAATACCGGCATACAGCCAGTCAAGCATACTAGCGTCGAGCGACGCGTATGGTTTGACGGCTGTTACACCTACTACATTGACCCAAGAGTTTTAACGGGTCTGCGTGGGTATGCCGAGAAGGCCAGACTGTTGTACGGGCTTACAATCAACCCGTCAGTTGTCTGGAACCTTCTTCCTTGGTCTTGGCTCATCGACTGGTTTGCTGGGGTTGGTCCTATCATGGACAACCTCAGCGCTTTTTCCAGAGATGGCCTCACTCTGCGGTATGGGTACACGATGGAACATATCCGCGTAACCCAAACCCAATCCTACCCAGGGCTTACCACCCCGGGCGGGGTCATCCCTCGTCGGCCTACAATCACCTTACAAGGTGAACGTAAGCTGCGGAGGGAGCAGTCACCTTTCGTCATTGGCTTGCAAGGAACAGGTCTTAACCTGCGCCAAGCGGCCATCCTCACTGCACTCGGGATTAAACGAGTGTAGCGTTCCACTTCCACTACAACATCCACACCTGCGGTATTGACTGACTCGGTCAGCCGCAACTCGCAAGAAGGACATCCTGTGTTTTCTGATCCCTACGTCGTGACTATCGGCGGTTCTGCTAAGTCACTCAACAAGACCACGACTACTGATAATGGTAGTCGGTTCGCGTTGCCTGACCGCAGCCACCGCTTGCTCGTTTCCCATAACTATGGGAAGCGACAGCGCCACACCATCCGTCTTGAGGTCGACTCACTCACTGCTAACCCGCTAATCACGGGTCAGTATGTGAATGGGTCTTACTCGATCTACCTCTCGGTAGATATGCCGAATGGCATGGACACTACGGCCGTCAAGGCCGGCGCAGACGGGCTTCTTGCGAAGCTCGCTGCTGCTAGTGGCGCAGATCTCACGAAGCTCATTGGAGGGGAAGCTTAATCTCTTCTCCCCATCAGAGCTGGCTTCCCGTAATTATACACGGTGAAGCCCAAGGGAACAGGGACGCAGGCCGGAAGACTAGCCCCTTAGGAGGCAGCCTTGAAAAGCCTGGTAGTCCTGTGGAAAACTCTCGCCGAAGAAGGCGGGAGCTGGCTGTGCATCGACCCCAGCCGTGACATTAAAACAGTCACGGTTAGGTCAAACGCGGAGGGTATATCGTTTCTAACGATTACTCTCCCGGCTTTCGGCAAGGATCTCGAAAGAGCCCTGTCCGAAGGTCGTGTGGATCCTACCATGTTCCCTGGTTTCCAGAGAACAGGTGGTCTCCCCCGATTCCTCGGAGGTTTCCTAGATCTCGTGTTTGACCGTCGATCTGGTGGCCTTCTCGACAAC